GTTCAAATACAACAGCTACATCTGGTGGAATGTCATTTGCGCCGTATTTAAATCCGTTTTTACCTTTTTTAGCGCCTGCTAAGAATGCCTTTTGTTCTGCAGGAATTGACACAAATGTTGTTTTAACGGACAACTTACCGTTAGATACCGCAGTCGCAGCAACCATGTTATCTCCGTATTCTTCTTCTACTTCTTGTGGACGATCAACTTCGATTTCTTTTAAAAATCGTGTACGGTGTCCGCTTTCTACTTCAAACTTTTCTCCGTCGTCTGTTTTAATCGGTGCCCAGTAGAAATTAGTAACACCGATGGCAATGCCCGAAACACCTTTAGTTTCTGCAAAGTGTTGCAAGTTTAACTTTAATTTTTCCATTTAAAATCCTCCTAATTTAAAAGAGAACCTGATGCACGAATGATTTCTCTAAAGGTTAGAGTCTTTACTTCGTACATCGGTTCTCTGTAATATGATTTAAAATTTAATTGCTTTAGATTCTCCACAATTGCTTCTGCTTGCGCATACGGTTCATCTGATGACCACCAAATATCGATTTGGAAGTCGAATTCTCGTGAGAATTCCTCGTTGTCCGCATATTCATCAGGATTATAGGGCAACGGGGTAATCCTTACGATGGGTTGATTCGTCGATTCATGAAAATTTTCGGGAACCACGTATTTAAATATATTATCTTCAACCGTAATACGTTTATCGGCGATGAGTTTCTTGTAAATCACATCTGTTACATTCATTTCATCACCCTTTTCATAGCGGTAAGCATAGCTTTATACACCAGCTTACTACCGTCTTTCTCTGTTTTAGTCATCCACAATTGAGGACGTTGATACATAGTGCCAAATTCAGTTGCGTGAATACGGTGTGAATAGCCTTTTGTATATCCTATAAGCACATACTTTTCACTTGAATCACGGTCAGTTCTAATGTTCGACACAGCAATATTATCTTTAGCATGTCTTTTGTTCTCACTGACAGGCGTATTACGTTTCAATAAAGGTGTAAGCGCCCTTGCGCCAACTTTTAATACACGATTCTGTGACGCCTTGAACTCTAATTGCTTTCTAACCAAACCTTGTTCGATGTCATTTTTTTCAATATTCGCACCCATTAGAAAACCACCTCGCAATAAACACGCACATAAGACTTATCTTCATAGTCCTTTTTGACGTATTTGATTTGGTACTTATCGCCTTCATGTATTACATAATGCTTATTGTTTGGCTTATAGTCCCCTCGTGGATCGCGTATGATGATTGTTTTAATAAACTGCGAACTTGTGGTTAGGCTTGTCTGCATATCTGATTCTCTTGCGTCTTGAATACATGCGTAGCAACTGTATAACTCCTCTGTAATCGGCTTTTGTGGTAGACCATTGATTGATTTACTGGTGTCATGGCAAAAAGTGACACGTTCGTTTAACCTATTCGAATTGAACTTCATACGCTGATCGTAACTTATGCACGACACTTAATACCATGTGAGGTGCATAACTTAAATTCCTTTCATTAAATGCTAAACGATTTTCAAAGTAATAAGCAGTGAGTGGGTATACTGCAGTTTTAAATAATCTTTGCTTCTCTAACCAAGCCCTATCATCAGTAACCGCACTCGCTATATCTTCTTTTGCCCATTCGTAATACATTTCCAGTAAATCATCTTCTGAACTATGGTCTATCTTGCAATGTTTCTTTAATAGCTGTAAATCACTCACTGCTATCACCTACTTAACATCGATACGTTCTAAAATACCGTTTTGTGGCGTTCCGTTTTTATTAACTTCATTTGCGCGTTTTACCGTCATATCAACTTCGTCGCCCACTCTTAACACCTTTTGTAATTCTTTATCAATATAAGCCGTTTTCACTTTATATTTTGCCATTTTCAATCACCTCTATAGTGTTTCCATATGGTCTTCTTCTGGCAGTTGGCTATCATCATATTCGATAACAATAGCTGATTTATAGTCTAAGATTCGGCAATCTTGTCGTACTGCCACCATTAAACATTCACCAAAGTGCATATAGTCTGTCCAAGATGCTTGATATTGTGAACGGTCAAATAATACAATCGCGTCTTTTAAGTTACCAATGATTAATTTGTTAGTGCCTTTTTCACCGAGCATTTCATCAGGCAAGATTTCCACTTTAGCGCCTAATAAACGTTGTTGTGTTTTCTCTTTTACGTCAGGTTGGATTAAGTAGTTACCTAATTTGTCTTTCATTTTGTCTAATTTCGCAAACATCGTTTGAGACACAATCGCTACATTATGCTCGTAGTTAGGTTTCACATTTAAGTTCACAGCGTCTTTAATGTCGTCTAAAGATTTCGCTTTCTTAGTTTCTAATTTAGCGCCCTCTTTTTCAAAACCTGAAGTAGTTGATCCAGTTGAACCTTTAGTAATTACATCAATAATCGCTTTGTTTCGTGTAGCCGCAATTGTGCGTGCCATCCATAATTTCAACTCTTGTAACACGTTAACTTTCGCATCTTCGATTGCTTCACGAGAAATACGGAAGTAACCACGGTGTGTATTGATGTCGTATGCTAATTGGAAGAATGGTTTAACTGCTAACTCAGGATTTTCTTCTAATTCTTCTACTTTTTCGAGTGCTGCAACCTCTGACTGACGTACAACTGGATATTTACCTGAACCATTAGTAACACGTTTAACAGTTACGTATTTGTCAAGGTTAAACTCAACTTCTTTTAATTTAAGAATGTCAGTCACAATTTCTTCAGAGATTAAAACAAAGCCTGAATCAGTTTTAAGTGAACCACCTTGAATGTCTTTGCGTGTTTCTAAATAATTAGTAAAATCACGAACTTCTTGTGACGTCACTTTAGTATCCTGAATTGAAATACCTAACTCATTCAAGTTTGGCGCTTGACGGTATGAACGTTCTTGTTCAACCACTACAGGTTGTGGATTTGCATTTTCTGGTTCATCATCTTTCTCTTGTAATTTCTTTAACTCTGCTTCTTTTTCTTGAATTTGTGAACGCAAGTCTGCGATTTCCTTTTCCAAAGTTTCTGCTTTCTCTAACTCATCATTGTTTAATGCGCGTGTAGCGTATCTGATTTTTAAGTCAACACTACGTTTTAAATCCGAAATTTCGGAACGTAAAATATCTTTTTTATTCATTTAAATTCCTCCTAAATTTTTGCATAAAAAATAGACGTCGCTTTTTAAGCACGTCCAATGGTTGTATTTGTTAATGGTGTCCAACTTCACCAAGCTTATTTGTAATAGAATATTTTTTGAGTTTTAACTCTAACGCTTTTTTGCGTTCTTCATTTTCAATATTCTCAATGCTGCGTAAAGCCGGTTTAACATCCGTATCTTTATAAGCAGGATAGGTCACCACAGACACATCTGTCAGCTCACGTATCGCTTTTAAAGTACGTTTGTAGATGTTTTCTTGTTGGTCAAAACGCATTTCATCGCCTTGTTCGTCTAGCATGAAGCCGAATGAACATTGATTGATGTTACCCACACGCATATTCTCATATAAATCACGTGCAAATGTTGTATTCGGTAATTTACAACGGTATTTCAACCCAATATCATCAGTCTCCAGTTCTAATGTTCCCGATTTCGTTCTGCCGATAATTTGCGACGGTACATGATCTACTAAGCAACGTACATCAGACAAATCAGTGTTCTCTAAAGCGCTACGTGAAATCGTTTCTTTAAATCCACCTAAATTCTCTGACCAGGTATCAAATTTCAAAGCGTAACCCTCGATGACCATTTCATTATCATCATTCGAACGGACTTCTGTGATATTTCCGACTCTCGTTTCCTTTGCCATCTTCCTCACCACCTTTCAATTTATTATCAGTACCACGTGACTTATTAATTTGGTACTCATCAACAAGCGCAATATTCACGTGGTTGAGGTCAACACGATGGATACTACCGTAACCCCCAGGTATAGGTGGTAAACCATCACGCTTACGGACTTCATCAATGTTTGTTTTGCCTGAATCGATATTGATTTTATCGATTTCAGCTTGTGTCTTCTCATCAACCACACGTATTTCAGTCGTATCAAATTTAAATTCACAAACTTTGTCTGTGTATTCATCATTAAATTTGAAATTCAACTCTGCACACACACAAGTAATGTAAGGTTTTAACGTTGAAAGATAGTCAAGATTAGCATCAGTTATACTCATATTCGTAGTTTCGATACCGAATTTATGCAACGGTATGCCAAATACACCGGCAATCTCACGTGTGGATGATTTATTCTCACGAATGAGCTTTAACACTTCAGTATCGACTTCTAATTGGTCGAATGTCATCGATTCATCAAGCACAACCACTTTACCGGCTTGTTTAGTGCCACTAAATGCTTTGTGGAATTCCTCTCTCGCACGGTCTCTCGCTTTCTTATCGTTTAAGACGCCTTTCATCTTAAGTATTCCGCCTGCATGCGTACCATTACGCAAGAAGTTGTTTAAAAAGTCCTTACCGTTGTTATCAGAATCAATAGTTTTACTTAAAGTATCTAACAAAGACAGCCCGTGAATCCCATCTAACGAGTAAAATTTAATGTCTAACATATCTTCATATTTAATATCTCGCCTAATAAATTGACCGTTATCATCAGTACGTTCATGTGAATAATAAGGACGTCCCATTCGGTCAGATTTTAATTCTACTTCTGAAGTTTTTCTAAAAGTTAAACTAACCGGATTACCCAACTTATCACGTGTGATTTCAACGTAACCATGAGATGTTAATAAAGCATTGGCAAATACAACCAATTTAAAAATATAGCCGTTATACAGTGAATTTGGTCTTGTATTTAGTAGATTGACAATCTTATTCCTATAATCAATCTGGCCGTTAACGTTTAATCTAATAGGCATACGTGCTAAATCAGACGCAATCATCATTACTGCTGTAAAAATGTCACTGTGCTTAATGGCATCTATAGGCGTATACTGCCTTAAATTAGTACCCTGAAAACCAGGTAACGTCTGAACCATCATTTGTAGATCGTCTTCGTTATACTGTAAATCTCTATTTTCATTTCTTAAGAAGATACCCACTTAATCACCTCCTCTCCCGTGATTCGTTGTCAATGATTAACGCAATAACCACTAGGAAAACGCCTGTGTTAGCTAGTCCTAACTCAACTCCAAATGCTAAGTAAGTTGCGGTATTCATTATGATTAAACCTAATAAAAAAAGGATGCTAACAATGTTAACAACCAATAGTTTTAACGGTATTAAAAGTTTGTTTAATTTCACCATCGCACCTCCTTTAAAATCCGAATTCTTCATTTTCATATATTGATGACCAATCCACCTCGAATTCATGCATACTCGCTTCACTAAAAGCAGTTATGACAGAGATGATAGGGTCAATCTTTTGTCGATTCATCTTCTTGTTAATCTTAACGTTGTCCTCTCCGTCGTAAATTAAAACAGCGTTATTTACGGCAATGGTTAATAGGTTATTACCAAAATGTTTAATCGTCTTTTCAGCAACCCATACTCGAAATTGCTTAATAGGTTGTGAAAGGCTTCTGAAACTTTGCCCAACTTCAATTAGAGGCCAATCAATCACCATGGATTCTAGCGTGGTCACAAATGATTGTGCATTCCATGGATCATAACACAATGCTTTTACGTTTAACTGATACTCTTCCACAACGTCGAATATATACTCAATAACACGCTTGTAATCAATCATGCCACTTTCCGACGTGGTCACTTCCGCCTCTCCTGTATTAATTAATTTTTCGTAATTAATCTTGTCGCGTTTCGACTTCTGTTCGAGTGTGGTCCTTAAACCTATAAACGAATGGCTATCGATTAACATATCGCCTTCATCAGTTGGAAATATAAATCCTACAGATGTTAAGTCATCAAGTCGTGATAAATCGACGCCGATATACACATCTTTACCGTATAAGTTATAATCATCACGATTCACTTCGATTGATTCCCATTCATTAATATTGATTAAGCTATCTTCTTTGTTCGCTTGCCAAAGGTTAAAGTTTTTAATCAAAATCTTATGAAATGACGTACCTTTTTCTAATTCATCTTGAATATCCGCTTTAATATTTCTCAGTATTGTGTCTCTATGTTCTTCAGACTCTAAAAGCGGCATTGCCTTAATCCACAGTGATTCGTCATTCACTTCATCTTCTGAATCCATTTCTGCGCAATAAACAAAGTAATTATCCGCTTTAACTTCGCCTGATAAAATTTTAGAGATGTATTTATATTCCTGGTACATCTGACTATTCAAATTGTCGCCTGCCGTTGAAATTAAGAGAGTGAGTGGATTCTTCTGTAACGTCATACCCGTTTTAAATCTTGAATACATTTCATCGTCTGGCATGCTTGCTAGCTCGTCCAGTATAGCCACTGTTGGGTCTTTACCATCAACTGCATCCGGATTGTTAGAAAGTGGCTCAAACACGCTCTCTGACGTTATATGGGCAAGGTCTGTTTTACGTACTTCTGTTGATTTACGTATCAAATCACTTTTATTACGTAACAACTTGATTTGTTGACTTGCCATCTTAAATATTGTTTTTGCTTGCTTGTAAGTTGATGATGATACATATATTTGTCGGTTGTATTTCGGGTATTGACCAAATAACAATTCATTTAGCGACATTCCTGACACAACTAGCGATTTACCTTGTTTACGTGCCATACTTACATATCCTTTAGTAAAGCGTCTAAAGCCTCCATCACGGCGCCAACCGTAAATACTACCAACAATAAACTTTTGGAATAGCATTAATGGCATGGGTTCGTTCGTTTTAGGGTCAGGTAACATCTCAATAAATTTTATTGCTTTATTTGCTTTTTCAACATCCCAATAACAATCTTCAGGTGGGTGTTTTAAATCATTCAAATGACGTTCAGCCACTTTAAAATTCTTCTTACTGACAAGAATCTCACCTTTGACTACTTTTTGAGCATAAATTGTTGTGTAATCTAACATCAATCGTCACTCACAAACTCTTTGAACGGATCATCTTCTTCTTTCTCTTCAGGGACGACGATGCGTAATCGGCTATCGATTGTTAATCCTAGCGTGTTAGCTACTTGTTGCATTCGAGTACCCGCTTTCTCTTTAGCAGTAAAAGCAGGATTTACTTTAGATTCTCCATTCGCTCCTTCAATAACAACGCCACCTGTTGCTTCTAAATGTAGGCTAGCTCTTACAAAGTCACTGTAAAAACTGCAATATTGTGAGAGTTGTGCTTTATCCAAGTTTGATATAGGTAATTCTTGCATGTAAGGCAATATTCTTAGGTATTCTTCTTTTGCGATATCATCTAAAAAGTCAGGTGGATGTGAATCTATCTTTGAAAATTTGTTTAATTGTGCTTCTTGGCGTTCCTTTTCGACTATTTCTTCTTTAGTGTAATTCTTCTTCGAATTATGCAGAAGTTTTCGGGGTCTACCTGCCATTTTTAGCACCTCCATTATGTTTTAGTACCTGGTATTAAAAATTAAGGGAAATCTTTGAGAAGGAGAGTGCGCCTCGTTCTTCGTCACTTATCTGCCTACCCCCGTGCTTTAATGTGGGGGACTTCCTTCTGCTCTCTTTTTGTTTTTCTGTTGTGGCATTCATAACACAATGGCTGTAAGTTTTCTTTTTCAAGCCGTTTTGACCAGTCAACTTTTGTCGGGATAATATGGTCAACCATTTGTGCTTGTCGTCCACATGATCTGCAAATATAATCATTCTCCATCAATACAATTTCACGCATTCTCTGCCACTGCCTAGATTTATAAAAACGTAAGTATTCAGGGTCATTCCGTCGTCTTACATCGTTATATTTATCATTCACATAAGGTTTATGCTTGTCACAGTATGTTTCATTAAAAGATATAAGTGTATTGCATGTAGGATGATTACATCGTCTCATTACACCCAACTTAATCACCTCCCTATGTCTTTGATGTCAACCACAACATCTTTAGTTTGGTTTGCAATCAATACTTGATTACCGATGATGTCATGCACAATGTACTTGTCATTGTTATAAGTAACTGCATCACCTTTATTAATAATCTTGTGTAAGTCAGGTTGATACGTATTTACATTCAGTCCTGCCACAGTATCTAGCGTTACATTATTCAGCGATGCCATACATGTAATATGTTCTAGCGCTTCGCCTAGTAACATAGTCACTGTGTCGTTGTCATCATTGTCTACTAACTGTCCTGCCACAGATACTAATGACAGTAGATGTTTATTGTAGGCTGTTGGTTTCTTTAAGGATTGATACTTATTTAATTCCATAGCACACCTCAATATAAAAAGACACTGCGGTTAACAGTGTCTAGTGATTATGTTTTGATTATTTTATTTGAGTTATACACTCATATCAACCACACGTGTGTGATTCATATCAATATACACAGACGCTCAGGCTAAGGGAAACCTGAACATCTTAGTTATATTGTATTGACAAGTCCATTATAATAAATAAAGTTAGCGTAATACAAAATTGTTTATTATGACGATTTTGACGCATTACTCATAATCTCAACTATCTTAGTTACTCTATTACTAATTGTTGATTTATGTTCGCCACTCATCTTACCTATTGTTGAATGGGAATACCCTTGCTTCAACTTACGATAAATAAATACGTCAAAATCTTTTTGAAGCAGTTGTTCGCATTCATCAATGAACTTAACCTTTCTAGCCCATTTAACTAATTTTCTATCTTCCTTTTCTTTCTTTAATATCAAGTTACATACTTTATCAGACGTAAATCCTTGTGGTTTTGGTTGGCTTGCTTCCACACCATATTGTGCTACAGATGTACTATCCATATTTAAAGTAGCACTTTCTAACTCATTAATCATCCACTCATAGTCTTTCAACATCTCTCTAACATCATTTGGTGTGTACATTTATATCCTCCTTACTTCATCAACTTCTTTAGGTATTCTTCTCCACGTTCATCAAATATGTGACCAGCAAGAACGCTTAATGAGTAGTGAAGTAACTCATTTCTCTTTTGTAGCATTGTATTGTGTATCAGCAATACTATTGATAACAATGACAGTATTATAATTAACGCTATATACATTACCTATCACCCAACCTCTTATACATCAACGCCTTAGCACCCTCATAAATCAGAATTGTCACCAGTGTGTGTAGAATAATTTTCACATGATCACTCCTTATTAAGTAACTCCTCGATTCGTTGTAGTATGTCTTTACTACACGTATCCTTTGTCTTTGTCTGCCGTACCGTCTTGTCTTGCATGGTTAATCTCCATTTTCTTTTTGTAAGCTGCGATGAGTTGTTCTACCGTATAAAATCTATGCGCAATGGCAAATGTTAAGACGATAGTTTCGTTTAATGCGATTGCGTTATCAATCACTCCAAACAATTCATCGTATTCGTACTTCTCAATTTCAACGTGTAGTCCACTATCATAATTTTGAATACGACTAAACGTTAAATCATTAATATTACCAATTTGATTTGTAATACTTAACGCAAATGCCAACATGTCTGCCAACTCATCTAACTGCACATCTAAAGGTTTGCCTGGTTTCTTTTTCCAATTTTTGAAAGATTCTAGTGTGTTGTACCATTCAAAGAATTCAACCGCATAAGCCCTTTTACTATCTTTTAAATTTAGTGTTAGAATCCTGCTATCGAATTCCTTTTGTATTTGTAAAAGGTTTTTTAATTGATCTACTGTTAAATCAGTCATTTATTTGTCCTCCTTAGTAAGATTAATCCTTCTAATTTCGTGCATTGTATTTACAATTAAAATTGCTAGGACAGATGACAACCCTTGCAAACCGTCAAATCTAGCTGCCAAAACGATTAGTACAATAACAATTGCCATAAAAGCAAAGGTACATAATCTGTCTATATACCTATTGCTGAATCGACGGTGAAAGAAATACTCCATTAATATACAAACAACAATCGTAGATACAAGAATCCATGTCGACATCTACTTGTCCTCCTCATTCCATTTACTGCCTTCTTTAACGAATCCACGTACACTTAATTCATGACTCAATCTAAATTCGTTATCTCCCTCTCGATACCACACATCAGCTAAGTACCTACCGAAAGCATCGGCTTGATACGTCTGCACGTACACGTCCTTACCTAATACAGTTTGAGTAGTAAATGCTTTCGCTTCATTGTATCCTGGTTTGCCACGTTCAGGTGTGTCTACACCCAGCAATCTAACACGTTTGATCGTGTGGGTTTCAAACCCCATATCCAAATCGATAACCAGTGTATCCCCGTCAATCACACGTAATACTTTGGCTTTGAAAATGTATAATTGTTTATCTAGCGTCATTCTTTAGCACCTCATCTAATTTATGTCTTAACCCTAAATACCACGTATTGTGACTGACCGATAAC